TTAATCTACATCGAGCAGTGCATACGGGTTAAAGCGGATCACCTCCTCCCCCATCCAGTCGTTGACGTGCTTCATGGCTTCCATGATGGGCGTCAGCTCGTTGATGGCGAACACCCGCGCCGCCTTCTCCACGTCGCCGAAGGTGCCGTTGCCTTCCGGCATGGCGCCCATCAGCTGCGGCGGCACGCGGTGCGCGGCGAGGATATCGTCACGCGTGGCGGACTTGACGCCCAGGAATTCATCCTTGGCTGAGATCTGGCTGAACGGCAGGATCTGCACCGAGTCCTTACCGCCGTTAGGCGCGTGCAGCAGGATGTTTTTGAATGCCCCGCCGCGGCGCGTGTCGGTCAGCGTCTTCTTGAGCTTGTCGAGGCTCTCCTGATCGGCGATGGCGCTGTTGACGTAGACGATGCAGCCGGCATGGCTGCCGTTGTCGTAGTACAGCTTGCGGAACGTGTCGGCCGAGTGCGAAAGGTTCGCGGACAGCAGGCCCGCGAAGTATTCCGGCATGCCGTAGATCTCCTGGTGAATGTCCGGGTTGATCACATGGCAGACAGCGCCGGTTGGAAACTGATAATCATCAAGCCCCGCCTGGATAAACCAGTAAGTATCCAGGTCAGAGCCGCGGCGGGTGTACTTCGCCAGCGTATGGTGCAGCGCCAACGGGCCGCCTAACACGTTGCGGCGCAGCTCCAGGTAGGCATTGCCGAACACCACCCAATCCATGGCGAAGGCGGAGAACGCCTGGCGTGACAGCAGCTTGTGCGGGATGAAACAACCGGCCAGCACGTTACGCTTGAATATCAGCGCCGACTGGTGCCAGCTGGCGTGGCCGAACTGGCGAGCCAGCCCATACCAGCTGATCGGCGTGTCGTAGTAACGGCCGTTGTCGGCGCAGTACATCGAGTCGAGCAGATCGTAGGACGAGCTGACCGGCCAGGGGCCGTCGAATGAGAAGGTACTCAGGCCAGGGAGTTTTTGCAGCTCGGTCGCCAGATCAAGCTGCGTGTCTGCGGCGGGCTGCTGGCGCTGCCGCGGTGGTTTTCGTTTGCTCACGTTAATACTCCATAACCGTCATTGTGCTGCCGCCATCTTGTCCCAGCGGCTCGTTGATAATGGCCAGCATCGTCGCCCAGGCAAGGTCGCCATGGCTAACGCCGCGGCTGCGGTCAGTGTCATAGGTGATAACCCCGCCAGGTGTTACCACCTTACGCACTGCACTAAAGGCCGTGAGCAGATCACGTTCTCCCCTGTCGAACTCCCAGCGACCACCCCGAACGAGTTGAAGCATCTTCAATACGAGCATACGCTTGCTGGCTGGGTTGAACTGGTAGCAGACCGCCGCCGGAAACCGCTTCTTCACCAACTGCCAGACCGCCTCACCAATCCCCTGCCCGTCAATGCCGATATGCTGCACGTTATAGCGATCCAGCATGCCAATGATCAGATTGGCCTGCGCCTCGAACTCCATGCCGCGGATGCGCTGCGTCTCGATGGTGCGGAACTTACCACCGGCGACCAGCGGCACGGCGTTGACGGAGATGCCCCCGCTATCACCCTTCCCGCTGGCGCCGTTAGGGTCATAACCAATCCAGACCGGCCGATCGGCCAGCGGCCGCATAGCGTAGGGTTTCCAGTCAAGCCAGTCGTCATAACTATCAGCGGCACAGGTCAACAGCATGTTGTAGTCAAAGGCCGCTTCACCGTCGCGGATGAATTGGCAGCCGTAAAGTTGGTTGTATTCCTCCGGGCTGTTCTCGTCGTGAATTTCATCGAGATCGGTAAAATCCCAGCCGTGATCGATGGCGTCCTGTAGCGTGACGATCTGGCGCCAGACTTTGTCCGGGCACATCAGCCCGCTGTTCAGCGTCTTCCAGGACGTGTCGAACTCCACGCGACTATTGCTGGCGCGCCCCTTGTTGAATGCCTCCCCTGTCCAGAACGGATACGCTTCATGGCTTTCCGCCGACGGCGTGGAGAAGTAGGTACGCGTCAGCCCTTTCAGCGTCGCCATGGCGCCGGCCACTTTCTTCAGGTTGGCGAACTGACCCACCCAGAAAAATTCATCGAAATAGAGGTTTCCGGTGTAGGACTGTGCCGTTGCTGCCGACGTGCCGAGAAAATGCAGCTCGGCACCGTTGAACAGCTGGATCATGTCGCCGCCTTTCAGCTCGACGTCGACCTCCGCCGCAGCGGAACGAATGAAGTTGCGGAACTGGTACGCCTGCCGGCGGCTGGCCGATAAGAAGATCTGATTGCGCTGGTAGGTCTCTTTCACATCATCAGATAACGCGCGGAGCAGCGCCTCACGCGCAAAATACCAGGTCGCCCCCACCTGACGAGATTTAAGGATCGCACGGTTGCGGTGGTGGCTATTGTCATACCAGCCCCGTTGATGCCAGTGCAGCGACCCCAGAATGTTCTGCCGCAGCTGCGCGATCTGCGACTCAGAGAAGAAGTTTTGCTTCTTGCGCACCTTCTTTTTCGGCTGGGTGGCCGGCGTGCCGTTGTCCAGCTTCTTCAGCTGGCGCGTCAGCAGGTCGATTTCCTTGAAGTCGCCGCCGCTCTTCTTGTCCTTGCCAGTCAGCTGCACCAGGCGCGCATCAATCGAGGTGGTGACGCGCTGGATCGGTGGCGTTTCGTCCCATTCGTCGCGCTTCTTCCAGGCGTAAACCGTGTTCTGGTTGATACCCATCAGGCGCGCGATTTCCGCCGGCGGGTAGCCCTGCCAGTAAAGCTGTCGTGCGCGGTGCCTAGTGAATGTTTCCTGAACCGTCATTGTCTCCCCCATGTCCTGCCGGGGAGGTTAACCCGCGCGCGCGGGGGCTTTCTCGCGGTGCCGGCTGTCGCCGTTCTCCGACAACAACAACGCGTTGAGACGGGGCCGGGCGCCCTGCCATCATCACCGGGAACTCAACAGAATCGTGAGCAAGCAGACATGGCAAGCACAACGAGCACCCGTAAGAAATTCCGCGTTATGACCTCCGGTGTCACCATCGACGGCCGTCAAGTCACCCGCGATCAGATCCATGCAATGGCGGCGTCGTATAACCCGGCGGTGTATGGCGCCCGCGTCAATATCGAGCACTACCTTTCCCCGTTCCCGGACAGCACCTTCTGCGCCATGGGTGACGTGATGGCCTTGTCCGCCGAGGACATTTCTGACGGCCCGCTGACTGGCGAAGCGGCGTTGTACGCAGAGATCGAGCCTACGGCACGCATGAAGACCATGACCGACGACGGGAAGAAGATTTATTCCAGCGTTGAGATCCATCCAAAGTTTTCACTGACCAACGGCCCGTACCTGGTCGGCCTGGCAATGACCGACACCCCGGCCAGCCTGGGCACTGACAAGCTGAAATTCGCCGCCGAGAAGCGCGGGGAAGTCATGCGCTTCAGCGCCGCAGATACCGAACCGACGATGTTCACCACCGCTTTCGAAGCTGAGTTGATGCAGGCAGACCAGTCGCGCTCAACCACCGGCAACGAGTGGTTCTCCCGCGTCATGGGCATCCTCGGCAAGGGCAAAAAAACCGACGATGAACGCTTCAGCCAGGTGCATCAGGCGGTAGAGGCCGTGGCACAGTCGCAGGCCGATTTGACCGACCAGTTCAGCGCCACCGCACAGGAAAGCGCCAGCAACACGCAGGCCATCGCGAAGTTGACCGCTGACCTGGCTGCGATGCAGCAGAAGGTTGAAACCACGGACGGCAACTTCAGCCGTCGCCCGCCGGCTGGCGGTGGTGGCAACGCGCAGTTGGCTGACTACTAAGCCAGCGCCTGATCGATATTCACTACAAGAGAAACGAACATGGAAAACATTACCCGCGAGCTGTTCGACCAGTACATCAGCCGGCAGGCCCAGCTAAACCGCGTTTCGCCGGCCGCCGTCGCTGCAAAATTCGCTGTCGATCCGACGGTGCAGCAGAAGCTGGAAGCCGCTGCGCAGGAAAGTGATTCTTTCCTGAGCAAGATTAACGTCTTCGGCGTGACCCAACAGATCGGCCAGAAAGTGCTGATCGGCAGCAAAGGCCCGCTGGCCGGGGTGAACAACAGCACCACCACGCGCCGCAACCCGGCCGATAACAGCAAAATGGAGCCGTACGACTACATGTGCCGCAAGGTCAACTACGACTACGGTATCAGCTACGAACAGTTGGACGCCTGGGCGCATCAGCCTAACTTCCAGCCGCTGATCAGCAGCGCTATGGCGCGCCAGATGTCGCTTGACCGCATCATGATCGGTTTCAACGGCACCAGCTACGCCGATCCGTCCAACCGCGCCGCCAACCCGCTGCTGCAGGACTGCGGCATCGGCTTCCTTGAGAAAATCCGTAAGGAAGCGCCACACCGCGTTATTTCAAATATCACGGTCACCTCGCGGGATGATGACAACAAGATCATCACCAAAGGCACCTACGGCAACGTATCGGCTGCGGTGTATGACGCCAAAAACAGCCTGATGGACGAATGGCACAAGCGTAACCCGGATAACGTGGTGATCCTGGCCGGCGATCTGCTGACGACCAGCAATTTCCCGGCAATCAACGCCATGAGCCAGACCAACCCGAACACCGAAATGTTGGCCGGTCAGCTCATTGTTGCGCAGGAGCGCGTCGGGAATATGCCGACCTTTATCGCGCCGTTCTTCCCGGTCAACGGCATCCTGATCACGCCGTTTAAGAACCTGTCGATTTACTACCAGCGCGGCGGCCTGCGCCGCACCATCAAGGAAGAGCCGGAGTACAACCGCGTCGCGACCTACCAGTCATCGAACGATGACTTCGTGGTCGAGGACTACGGCAACGTCGCCTTTATCGACGGCATCACCTTCGCGCAGCCTGAGAACGGCGGTTAATCACCCGGGCGGGCACCTGCCCGCCCCCCTTTGGGGACAGGACAATGCTGACACCGGCACAACGACATTTTCAGCGCGTGATGGCGGAACGCCACGGTAAGACCGAGGAGTTCACAGAAGCCGCCCGCACCGCGCATGAACAAATCCTTCACCGCCTGCGCATGGATCAGAGTGCACTCAAACGCGTGCAGTCCGACCAGGCGAAAGCGGAGATGAAAAAGCAGCTGCTTCCACACTATGAAGGCTGGATCGAAGGCACGCTCGACGGCAACAGCGGCCGGCAGGACGAGGTCATCGTCACCCTGATGATCTGGGCGATTGACGCCGGCGATTACCCGCTGGCGGTGCGTATCGGCCGCTATGTCATCGAGCACAACCTCGCGATGCCTGACCAGTTCCGCCGCACTGCAGCGACGGCCCTCGTGGAAGAGCTTTGCGATCCCATTCTGGTGCAGGTCAAGGCCGACGAGAGCACCGATTTGACCGCACACCTGCAGGTGCTGGAAGAGCTCGCGCAAATCGTCGATGGCAAGGATATGCCTGACGTCGTGCTCGCCAAGCTGTTCAAGGCGCGCGGCTTTGCCTTGCGAGGTGGCGATGATGCCGCCCAGGCGAAGGCGCTGGAACTGCTGCGCCAGGCGTTGAAACTGGACGCCAACGCCGGCGTGAAAAAAGCGATCGAGAGCCTGGCACGCCAGGTCAAGAAAGCCGGCCAGAACACCGGAGGCGCCGGCGATAACGATGCCGACACCTCCGGCACCGCGACAACAACCGACGCTGCAGCAGCATCAAAAACGACTGTACCGGCCACCCCGCGCCGGCAGCGCAGCAGCACCGCGCGTAAGCCATCAGCCGCTAAAAAAACCGCAGGCAAGGTCGCCGTTAAGAAAGCCAAGCAGGACGCCACCGAATAAAACGACTTGCGCCCCGTGCGCTGGCGGCGCGGGCGGAGATCTGCAGCGCTTCGCGTGTGCTTTTCCCCGCCCGCTCACCGCCACCTTTTGAGGAGATTGGGCCATGAGCCTTGTTGCCGGGCGTACCGTCACCCCCGCCGCTGACGATGTGCCAGATACCGACGATGGCGGCGAGACCATCACAGCCGGCCCATTCTGGCCAGCGATTGCGCTCAAAGACGTGCGTCTTGAGATGCGCATCACCGGCGCGGTGACCACCACACGTTTAAAGCAGGCCGCGATTGAGGCGACAGGCCATGTGATCGACCAGCTGACAGGCTGGCAAGCGAGCCAACTGAAAGCCGGCTTCGCGTCGCTGGAGACCGTGCCAGCCCGTCAAATCAATGACGTGAGCGTGAAGATCCACCGCTACCGCCGCGCGGTATTCAGCATCACCCGCGCGCTGCTGATCGAAAACTATCGCGACGTCGACACCACCGGCGACGCCGGCGAGAAACGCGCCGCCGGGTTGACGCTGCAGGCGGCAGATCTGTGGCGGGATGCCCGCTGGGCTATCGCCGATATTCGCGACGAAGTGCGCAATTTTGCGGAGGCATTTTAGTGAAGGTGCAAGCAATGCAGGGCGACACGCTGGATCTGCTGTGCCAGCGACACTACGGCACCACGCAAGGCGTGACCGAAATCGTGTTGGCCGCCAACCCGGGGATCGCCGAACAGATATTTTTGACCGCCGGCCAGGTAGTCGAGCTGCCGGAGATCGAACGTTCAACCCAACAGGAGACGGTGCAGCTATGGACGTAATCGACCGCCTCTGGAGCTGGGTGATCTACTCCTATTCCACCGTGCTGATGGGCATCGGCATGATGACGCAGCGCGAATGGCTGGCGACCGGCGGGCTGGTGATCGGCCTTATCGCCGCAGCGCTGGGCGAAATCCACCGCCGCCGGGTGGCGCGCAGCCAGGCGACCACCAACGCCCTGCTGGCGCAGCTGGTTGACGCGGTGCGCAGCGATGCCGAGAACCGGCAGGATGTGAAGGCGCTTATCAGCGAGCTGAAAGGGGGCCACCGGTGAGAAGAAAAAGTGTTATCGCCTGCAGCGTGGCCGCCATTGTGGCGCTGGCCGGTGCCCTGTGGCCCGAGAAGGTGCGCACAAGCCAGGCGGCACAGTTAAAAATGGCGAAGTATGAGGACTGCCGCAAGACGCCCTACTACTGCCCCGCCGGGGTGCTGACCATCGGCATGGGCTCAACGACCCACGTCGAAGATCGGCAGTACTCGGAAACGGAGATCGCCGAACGCTGGGTAAACGACCTGGTACGCGCGGAAAAGTGTATCAACAGCAACTTTAACGGCGCCGCCGCCCCGCAATTCGTGTTTGAAGCACTGACCGACGTCAGTTTCAACGTGGGTTGCACCGGGATCAGTTGGTTCACCGATCGCCAGGGCAAAAAGCAGCGCACCACGCTGTGGAAATACGCGCAGGCGGGCAACTGGCCAGGCGTATGTCAGCGCCTGACCGACTTTGTGAACTCCGGCGGCAAACGCCTGCAGGGGCTGGTTAACCGCCGCGAAGAATTTAAAGCCTGGTGCCTGTCTGACCCGGCACTCAGGGGCGCCGAATGAAAGCGGTCACGGTATTGATCCTGCTGTTTCTGGCGGCGCTGGCCGGGATGGGATGGCAGAAGCATCAGCGGGAACTGGCCGAACAGCGCCGCGATATTGCCGAGCGCGCCGTCGAGCAAACCGGGGATGTGCTGGCCGAAGTGCGCGCCCTGCGTGCCGACGTCGGCGAGATCGAGACCGGAATGAAGAAGCTGAGCGAGAAGCGCGGCACCAATGGAGAGCAACGACGTGAAACCATCAAGACTGCGCTGGCCGGCGAAACGTGCGCCGTTACTCCTGTGCCTGCTGCTGTCGCTGACAGCCTGCAAAAGCGCGCCGCGGAAGTCCGCGCCGCAAATTATTCAGGAGCCTTTACCGGCCAGCCTGACGGCAAACACTGATGCGCCTGCAGCACCGTCACCGATGACTTACGGCAGCCTGGCGCCCTGGGCGGATCGGTTGCTGGATGCGCTGGACACCTGCAACGCCGATAAGGCGGCCATACGAGAACTCGAACTACGGCGTATCGCCAGGGGGATGAAGTGAAAAAAGCCGAACTGCTGCGCGACGCGCTGATCGCGGCCAACACCTGGTGCAAGGCCAACCCTGAGCTGTTTACGGTGTGGGTGGAAAAAGGCCATATCGAGATCCAGGCCACCGGCGAAAGCTCGTTCATGTACGTGTACCCGATCCAGGTGCTGGCAATGGACTTTTCCGGTCAACTGGATGACCTCATGCTGCCGCTGCTGGCGTGGATTTGGGAGAACCAGCCCGACCTGCTGCTGAACCCGGACAGCAACAAAAAGATTGAGTTTGACGCCGATATCGTGAGCGACGACAGCGCCGACATTCTGCTGAAGGTGCCTGTGTGGGAGCGCGTGATGGTCACTATCGAGAACGGCAAGCCCGTCGCGCAGCACCTGGCGGAAGACAAGCCCCGCATCAACGGCGGCGACTGGCAAATCGTATTCGATCCTGAGAGTGGCGGGGAGCTGGTGCCATGACCGATGCCGCGCTGTTTCATGAACTGGATAAGGTGTTCGCCGATATTCTCGGCGGCATGTCCCCCGCCGGGCGTATCCGCACCGCGCGTGAAGTCGGCCGCATGCTACGCCAGAGCCAGTCGCGGCGCATTGCACGCCAGGAAAACCCGGACGGCTCAAAATTCGAGAAGCGCCGCCGCAAGGTGCTGCGATCGCAGGCCAGTATCGTCTTTATCTGGAACGGCGAAACCCGCCGCCTGAAAAACTGGCGGGCAACCAAGGGCAGCCGCGGCCGCATGCTGACCGGTTTCGATGAAGGCCGCGGCGCCGTCCGCTCCTTCTATCGCGAGGATATCGAGCGTTACCTCGATATCAACTTCAGCCAGACGCGCAAGGACACCACCAAGGCCGATCCGATGTTTCGCCGGTTGCGCACCGCGCGCTTCCTAAAGGCGCGCGCCGATGCTGGCGGCGCCACCGTCGGTTTTACCGGCGTTGCGGGCCGTATTGCGCGCACGCACCAGTACGGCCTGCGCGACAGGGTAAACAAGTCTGGCGCGATGGCGTCCTACCCACGCCGCGAGGTGCTGGGGATCACCAAAGCCGACCGCATGGCGATCGCCCGTTCGGTCATTGACTCGCTGGGGGTGAAATAGTGGACGCGGCCGAACTTATTCGCCTTCTGGAGAACCTGATCCGCGTTGGCGTGGTCACGGAGATCGACGAAGACAACAAGCGCGTGCGCGTCGCCACTGGCGGGTTAGATACCACCTGGCTACGCTGGAATGCGCAGCGCGCCGGCGCATTCAACATCTGGATGCCGCCGTCACTCGGTGAGCAGGTCTGGCTGTTGTGCATCGGCGGCAACCCGGAGACGGCCATTATCGGCGGCAGCCTGTACAGCAACGATCACCCCGCTCCCGGCGGCTCGCGTAACGAGATGGTGATCACCGCCCCGGACGGCGCCAAATTCCGTTATGACGCCGATGCCGGCGAGCTGGAAGTCAGCGGCGTCAAGACCGCCAAATTAACGGCCGAAGTCAAAGTGATCCTGGATTCGCCCGTCGTTGAATGCACCAACCTGCTGAAGACCCGGCAATTCGACGTCAGCGAAGGCGGCGAGATGCACGGTAATTTCAATCACACCGGCGGCGCCTTCGTGTCGAACGGCGTGAAGGTCGACAATCACGGCCACGGCGGCGTGCAGCGCGGTGGCGACTGGACGGAGGGCACCCAATGAGCGAGAAGTACCGCGGCATGAATAACAGCGGCACCGGTACGCTGACCGATGCGGATCACGTCTGGCAGTCAGCCAATGACATTCTGCTGACGCCCATCGGTTCGCGCGTCATGCGCCGTAACTACGGTTCGCTGGTGCCAGACCTGCTCGACAGCCCGCAGAACGACGTCACCCGCCTGCAGCTCATGAGCGCGACCGTGATCGCGCTGGCAGCCTGGGAGCCGCGCCTTGCGCTGGACACCATCAACATCAGCTATTCGCCCACCGGTGCCGTCACGGCTGAGATGGCCGGCATGCTGACGGAAAGCATGGAGAAAAGCACCGGGACGATTGAGTTAAGGAGCCACAACGATGCCAACGATTGACCTGTCGCAGTTGCCATCGCCGCAGATCATCGAGCCGCTCGACTTCGAGACGATCCTCGTTGACGTTAAGGCAGTGATGATCGCCGCCTTCCCTGCTGACCAGCAGGCGGCGGTTGCCGCCGCCCTGTCGCTGGAGTCCGAGCCCCTCAACGTGATCGCCCAGGCGATGGCCTACCGCGAATTGCTGTTGCGCCGGCGAATCAACGAGGGGGCCGCCGCCTGCATGCTGAGCCACGCCGAAGGCACCGACCTGGACAACCTGGCCGCCAACCTCGACACCGAACGCCTGACGATCACCCCGGAAACGGACACGTCCGACGCAGTAATGGAGAGTGACGAAGCCCTGCGCCTGCGCGCGCAATCCGCGTTCGAGGGCATGAGCGTGGCCGGCCCGTCGGCGGCGTATGAATATTTTGCCCGCAGCGCCAGCGGCAAGGTTGCCGACGCAAGGGCAACCAGCCCGGCGCCTGCGGAGGTAGTGATCGCCATCCTGTCGACCGACGGCGACGGCACCGCATCGCCCGAGCTGCTGGCCGCCGTGACGGCCGCGGTTAACGATGAAGAAGTGCGGCCGCTGGGCGACCGCGTGACAGTTCGCAGCGCGGATATTGTCGACTATTCGATTGATGCAGAGCTGTTCTTGTATCCGGGGCCGGAGTCGGAGCCCATCATCAACGCCGCCATGGCGTCGCTGCGTGGTTTTTTGGCCGATAACGACAAGAAGATCGGGCGTGACGTCGCCAGGTCGGCGATCTCCGCCTCGCTGCATGTGCAGGGGGTACAGCGTGTGGTGCTGCGTTCGCCGGCGACTGACCTGCAGATCTCCGACACGCAGGCTGCGCGTAACATCGGCTACACGGTAGAGAACGGCGGGACGGATGAATAACACCCTGCTTCCCCCGTCCGCCGGCGCCTGGATGCGCCACACCGAAACGGTCACTGCGCGACTGTCGGCGATCACCGTCGCGCTGCGCACGCTGTGGACGCCAACCGCCTGCCCGGTTGAGTTGTTGCCGTATCTCGCCTGGGCGCTGTCGGTCGACCGCTGGGACAAGAACTGGCCGGCAGAGAAAAAGATAACGGCGATCCAGCAATCCTACTGGCAGCACCGCCGCAAGGGCACCCGCGCCGCGGTGCGGCGGGTGATTGAGAGCATGGGATTTTCTGCCACCTTTGCAGAATGGTTCGACACCGGCGATAGGCCGGGCACCTTTCGGCTTGAGGTCGACGTCAACGACGTGGGGATCACCATCAAGACGCTGAGTGAACTGGAAAGAGTTGTCGGCGACGCCAAACCCGTCAGCCGACACCTTGCCAGTCTCACGATCGCCACCAGAACAACAGGCATCATCGCGATCGGTGCGACCGTCACTCACGGCGACATCATCACGATTTATCCGCAGGACGTAGAAGCGGACGACGCAATTAATTATGACGGCGCACAGCGATATAACGGCAACGCCTATTATTCCGGGGTTATGAAATGACAAAAATCACAGAGATCGAACGCTGGGAAGACGAAGTTCACTTGATCGCGCGCAGCGAACGCGTGGCCGGCGGTCGTGACGGCGCCGTCAATAAACAGGCTGGGCAACTGGCTAACCGTACCCTACTCCTAAAGCGCGAGGTATCTGCCGTCAGTGATTTGGCTCTCGCCGATATGGGTGTTTATGCCTCAGCAACTGACGCCCAAAATGCCATTAATACCGGCGTTGAAAAGCGTCGATTTTTCCCCGTTAAGGGCAGCGGTAATATTTGGGCATGGCGCTATGAAAATGTAGCCGGCGCAGCCACACGAACCCATGACTATCTGCGCAATGGCAGATCCATCCTGAATATTGAGCAGTGGTTGGGTGTCCGGTTGTACGACCAAACAGGTGAGACAAACAATTATTTTGTCAGGGCTACCGGGCCAGATACAGGAAAAATCCAAACCTCACCGGGTACGGCGGTCGCCTGTTTCCCGGTTTATGCCGGCCAGACCTATAATGTCACGGCCGCCGATTACCGATCTGATTATTTTGCTATCGCGCTGAAAACAGATAGCTCACTGACCGGTGATACGTTGGGATTAGTTTCAATTGCAGACAACGGTGAGCGCAAGTCGTTTACTGTTCCACCTGACAGCCCGGCGAAATTCGCCTTTATTAATACCGTCATCCCAAATGGTAAATTTGATATTCGGGATAATCTCGCCGTTGAAGTAGACCAAATCAATCAGGTTAACGGCATTCCCATCGTCGATGCCTGGGCGCGTGAATCGCTGATCGAAAGCAGTCTTGCATTTGTTGAAGAGGATGGCGGGCAGCTTTACGCACCGGAAAATGACCAGGTGAATTATTTTGTCAGGGCGCTCGGCGCTGACGCGGGGAAAATACAGACGTCTCCGGGCGCAATGCTGACGTATTTCCCCGTCACCCCCGGTAAAAAATACACGATCTATGCATCAGACTTTACTCCGGATTTCTTTGTCGTCGCATTGAAAACTGACAGCACATTAACGGGGAGCACGCTGGGGCTGATTGAGCTGGAGAACGGCGGGAGTTACAGATCGTTCACCGTACCGGCAGACAGCCCGGCGCGATTTGCGTTTATGAACGTCGTGCTGCCACTGCAAAAATGGGATATTCGCGCTGGATTGACAGTAACAGGCCCAGCGCTGAAAGCGAAAAGCATCAACGGCCACGAGGTGTACGACGCCAAAGCCCGCGATATGATCGCAAGTTTGGGCGAGTCGTCGATTTTAACGGGTAAAGAGGCAGTCTATTTTGGCGACAGCATTACAGCAAAAAATCCCCGCACAAAGAAAAACTATCACGAATACATCGCCGAGGCCGTTGGCGGGATGCAGATCAGAAACTATGGGATCAGCGGCAGCGGTTTTTATAACCGCTATGCAGATGCAGCCACAATTAAAGAAAACCCTGATTATATCGTGATATTTTTGGGTACAAACGATTTCGGCGAAGTAGGAGGCCGAAAACCGCTGGGCGCACTTTTCGACGAAGGAACGGCGACAGTATCGGGGTGCATAAATAGATTGCTCCGGGACATTATCACCAAATTTTACGACAAAAAGATCGCAATATTGACGCCTATCCCGCGCCTGACCAATTACGGCAGCAATGCGAGCAATAACGCGTCAGGATTTACGCTTGAGCAGCTTGCGGAGTTAATTCAGCAATACGCGGCGCATTACTCTATCCCCTGCCTCGATCTTTACCATGAGAGTAATCTGCCGGTGTATATCCCCGCAGGCAACGCGCACTATTTTACGCAGCCAGGTGGCACGCAGCCGGACGGGCTACACCCAAATGATGCCGGGCATATGGTGCTGGCGAGGAAAATACGCGTCTTTATGGAATCCCTTTAACAGCCGGGCGGATTGCACATGATGAAAAAATATTACTCTGTTATCACAACCATCGGTGCGGCCAGACTGGCCGACGCTGTCGCCACCGGCACAATGCTCGATATTACCGAGATGGCCGTCGGCGACGGCGGCGGCGTATTGCCACGGCCAAACCCAGAACAAACGGCGCTGATCAATGAAGTCTTTCGCGAGCCATTAAATCGCCTGTCCATTACCAGCGCTGCCACAAATGTCGTTGAAGCTGAAATGATTATCCCTGCTCAGCGCGGCGGGTGGTGGATGCGCGAGGTAGCGTTGTTTACGTCAGACGGCGCTTGTATCGCCGTCGGCAACATGCCGGAAAGTTACAAACCACTGACAACTGACGGCTCAAGCCGCACCGCGGCCGTGCGTATGCAACTGATGGTCAGCAGTACCAGCAATATTGAGCTGATTATCGATCCGTCCGTCGTCATCGCTACCCAGCAAGACGTTACCGCCGCAAAAAACGAGGCCAAGGACTACACGGACGAGGCATTAACCGAGCTGGACGAAAGCATAAAAAATGCCATCGCCGACGCTGTAAAAGGGGCTATCCGCGACGCATGGGAGCAGGACAACCCTGTCGGCTCGTCGCGCCTGTTCAATCAGAACGTGAACCCTAACAATAAATGGCCGTGGTCAACATGGGAGTACGCTGGGGAACACCTGACGATCAGAACTGCAAAAGCGGACGGCTCCGACGTAGGCACCCAGGGCGGAAGCGATACGGTAAACATCACGCGCGCCAATCTGCCGCAGTCGGTACTGAATGTGTCGGGGAGCACAGCCGAACAACCGGCGCAAACGCTGAAAGCAAAAATGGCGGGCCGGCACGCGCATCAGGGTGGCATGAATGGGCCAGGTGAACAATACGGTGAAACCGTAACTGGGACAGACAATAGCGGAAGATACGCGCTGACATGGACGAGCGAAAACGGCGATCATGAACATGATGTTGATGTGCCTGCGCACGCTCATACCGTTTGGGCGCAAACTGAGGCACTCGGCCAGGGCCAGGCGATCAACGTTGTCGAGCGCCATAAGCTGCAAATGCTGTGGCACCGTGTAGCCTGAGCCAGCAGCAAAAAACAAAGCCCCTTGCGGGGCTTTTTCTTCTCCTGCAGTACAGCCGGCAACGTCTATATCTGCCGGTATCGAGCACAGTCAGATCGCGCTATACTTCACCCGAACAAACCGTTTACCGATTTTGTCACCGAGTTGATCGCCCGGCTGGCGCTGGTGCGCAGCTCACCGAGCACATCACTCGCCGAGGTCGTTTGCAGCTTCTCGCGAAAATCGCTGTCGACACGGCTCAGGCTGATGGAGAACTCGATTTTTTTCGGGTTCCCGTAGCGATCAAACTCCGACTTACCCCGTTCTAACCGCGTCATCACGTACATGCCGTAAATTCGCCCGTCCCCCTCAATCAGCGGCCAGGGCCGGCCGGTGAAGCCGATCGTTTCCAGGCTCGACAGCGACAGATTGCCGCCGGTGATCTCTGGATAGAGCACACCGTCAAGCGTAATGCTGTCATCCCCTGCCCCGATATACTGCCAGCCGGCAGACTGGTTAATGCGATCGTTCTTGACGTGGCGCCAGTCCTGCGAATGGCGCAGCTGCTGGTAAGGCGCCGTGCGCAGCGTAAAAACGAACATCCCGAATACCATCATCATAATTTTGACTCCCGTTAATCTCGATCGCGGAATGACCCGCGGTTACCCCTGACTGTGCTGGCCATCGCATCGCGCACCGCACTGCGCACCATCCGTTCCAGCTCCTGATCCGAACGCTGGCCGACGTCGTTAAACACCAGTTGAAAAACGGGCCCACCGCCGCCAGGCGCGGATACGGGCGCCATTGCGGCCGGCTGTGAGGCCGACGGCACCGAGAGCACCCCGCCGCCGGCAGCGGCCGCCACACGCGGTACCGGTTGCGGCATCACCCGTGCTTCCTGGTACGCCCCACGCAGTGCCAGCGCGCGCGGCAGGTTTTTGAAGACGATATCCCCTGGACCGATGCGTTTGGTGGCGTTGGTATTGTCAGCGGTCGCCTTGGTATTGCCGGCGATCTCGTTCAGGCGGCGTAGCGTGCCCGTGTCGCCAGTCAGTGCCGGGGGTGGCGAGCCGCCCAGCTTCGGATCGACCGTTGCCGGGCCCGTCGGCAGGCCGGGGCCGGCCCAGCTCCACCCCTTCTTCACCATTTTTTTCTGCTGCGGATCCCATTCCCACATCGCGGGCTGATTGCGCAGCTCTTCAGCCTTGCGCCTGGCCTGCTCGATGCCATCCGGGATGAGGCCCATTTTCTCCAGCAACCAGCCCACGCCATCCATCAGTTTTGACAGCGGGTACAGCAGCACCTGCAGCGCGGTGCCGAACACCCGCCCGAACGTCTCGCCGGCACTGGCGCATTTGTCCAGCGTGTCTTTGCTGGTCTGCATAGGCGTCAGCAACTTGGTGAACCAGTCCCACACGCGGCCAAGGGCATCACCAATCACACCAAAGATCGGCGCGATACGGGCAAACGCTTCACGCAGCGGCGCCAGTGCCGCCATGACGCCGGCGCCAAAGCCGACAAAGAACGCCTTGATCGGCTCCCAATATTTCCAAATCAGTACGCCGGCCGCGACAAAGGCGGCGCCAATCAACCCGATCGGACTCAGCAGGAACGACAGCGCCGCCCCCAGCGCTGAAATAGCACCGGTGAGAATGCCCCATAGCGTTGACAGGCCCGTCAGCCGCAACGCCAACCCCATCACACTACGCACCAATGAACCCAGCGCTACCGACGGTGCCATAAATACGCCCATCAGCATGCTGCGCAGCGGCGCCAGTGAGCCAAGCAGCCCACGGAAGCCACCAGAGAGCGAAGCCAACACGCGCGACCAGCCGCTGATCCTTGCCATGGCGTTGCCGCCGGCGCCAACGAAGCCCCGCAGTGCGCTAACGGTTCCCATCAGACCGCGCCCGCCCGTCAGCAACGTGAAGCCCAAACGCAGCTTAGCCAGCGGCCCAATAAGCAGGCCGGTCGCCAGGCTGGCGATCCCCAACGCGGCCACCAGGGCGGTGACGGCGCCGGCAGTCAACAGAATGGATTGCGCCAGCCGCGGGTTTTCTTTCACCCACTGGCTCGCGGCGTTGATCGCTTCACTCAGCCCCTGCGTCAGTTTGCGCAGCGGGCCGTCGGCAGTCTCTTCAACCTGGATGCGGAAGCCTTCCCAGGCGGAGTCCAGCTCCTTCAGGTCGCCGCCGAGGTTATCCGCCATCACCTTGGCAGCCTTCAGCGCCTCGCCCTGCGATTTCTTCAGGTCGGCCAGCAACTTCTGCAACTCACCGCTGCCGGCAGATAAAACCAGCGCCTGGAAGGACTTCGCGGCTTCCTCGCCCGCGATATCCTTGAAGAACGAGAGCTGATCGGTGGCGCCGTACTTCTTGATCGATTTGTAAAGGTCAGTGAGAACGTCCTCGGCCGGGCGCATCTTGCCGGTGGAGTCGGCCACGGTGACGCCCAACTCTTTCAGCGCGTCGTTGGCCTTTTTCGTTGGCGCGGCCAAGCGTGAGAACGTGGTTTGCAACCCGGTACCGGCAATACTGCCGCGCAGGCCCACGTTCGCCATCACGCCAATCATCGCCGCCGTTTGCTCAACGCTCACACCAAGGTTAGACAGTCCCGTACCGGCGTACTTCATCGCCTCGCCGATATTCTGCAGATCGGTGTTGGTGCGGGTGAACGCCCCCGTCAGCACGTCACTGACGCGATCCATCTCCTTCGGATCGAGGCGGAACTGTGAAAGGATGTTCGAACTGATATCTGCGGACTCACCGAGATCCATCCCGCCGGCCAGTGCCATGTTGAGTACGCCAGGTAACGCGGCCTGAATTGCCTGCGGCGTAAAGCCGGCCATCGCCAGGAATGCCTGCCCGCTTGCGGCGTCGCGGGTAGTAAATGCCGTTTCGGCGCCGAGCTTTTTCGCCTGGGCACGCAGGTCGGCCAGCTGCGACGAGCTTTTATCCAGTCGCGTCAGCGCCTGCACCCGCGACATTTCGGCATCAAACCCCACGGCCGGCGCCAGGAAACGGCCGCCGGTATACCCAGCAACCGATGCGCCGGCAACCATTCCCATACCGGCACCGCGTAGTTTGCCAGCGGCATCTTTGGCGCGGGTGTAGCCGGCTTGCGCCTGGGTAACAGCGGCCAGCTGCCGCCGCTCGCGCTCAAGCTGCTGGTTATATTGCTCTGTTCGTCGGATGGCGCTTTGTACCGCACCACTGCCGGCGGACAGGTTGACGCCATGCTGCCGTACCGCCTGGGCTGCCTCTCGCAGCTTGGCCGTTTGCTGGCTGTAGGTTTGCGTCAGTCGGGACAGCTTGCCGCGCAGGTTTTCCAGGTGCGCGGCCTGGGCGTCGGTAAGTTGCCCGCCCTCTCTAACGGTCTGATTCAGTCCGTTAAACTCGCGCTTCGCACGGTTGATCTTCTGTGCCGTGTCGTTGGCCTGCGAGCGCAGGCGGTCAAAGCTGGCGGCTTGCTTGTCCAGGTCTTTAACGGCGTTTTGCGTTTTCTTGAGGGAGTCAGAAAGGCCGCTAACAGCTTTGCTAGCGGCTTTAACCGGGCGGGTGAGCTTGTCGATCGCGTTGAACGCGACGCGAATACTAAGATCCATGGTCATCCTCGTCATCGTCATCGTCATGGTTGCCGCTGCGGATGGCGGCGCGCTGGCGCCATGCCATCAGCTCGCGCAGCTCCATGCCGTACATCTCGGAGGGCGGCCAGTGAAAAACTACAGCAATGTCAGCGATGAGGTCGTCAACGCTGACAAACAGCGGTTCCCTTACTTGTTCCCCGTCTCCGCCACGTTCGGTACGGACGGCGCCGCTTTGGTCAAAAAAGGCGTCATCTCTTCAATGAACGCCACAAAGTCACCGGTATCCAGCGTGGCGATCTCGGCGGCGGTCAGTGCCGGCGCGGTGACGCGCGTTAGCAGCGTTGAAACGGCGTCATAGTCGAAGTTGAGCACGTCGACCAGGCGCAGGCCACGCAGTGAGCCGGCTTGCTTGATGGTATCGGTGATGGTGACAGTGGTGATCTCGCTGTTGCCGCGTTTAATCGGCGTGGTGAGCGTTACGGACATGTGCATGTTCTCCAGGCGGCCACGCGTGCCGCCTTCAAAGTAGGTTAAGGATTAACTCAGCCGCCGAGGCCGAGGGCTGACACAATGCGATCGGGGTACAGGTTTTTCCCGTCGCGCTTGTAGATGAAGTTCAGCAGGTCGATTTCCAGCAGCGCCTTATCATCCACCGACAGCTTGTAGTAGGTGTTCTTGATGGCGTAGGTGTGGTTGGTGTCATCACCCTGCTTGGCCTCACCCGGATCGATTTCGGTGATGCGGCCGCGCATTTCCACTTCCATCAGCGAACTGGTGCCGCCGCTGTAGATTTCACCGACGAAACGCAGGCGCATTTGGTCGATATCACCGCCGTACTTGAGGATAAGCTCTTCAACGACGCCGCCGACCACCATCGACGCATCAAGCGCGCCACCGTCAAGGCCGAGGTCTACCGCTACAGCGCCTTGCATGCCGCCGCCCTGATAGTCCTCCGTCTTGCGGGTGACTTTTGGCAAGGTGACGCTGGGGATCTTGCCGATGTGGTTGGTGCCGTCCACATACAGCGTGAACAACCGAAGCTTTTTAGGGATAGCCACTTATGCCCCTCCCAGCGACGCGAAAGCCGCTTCGTAGTATTGATCGGTGAAGGTCTGGATCATGGTCAGATCTTCGAGTGGCGGCACCGGGCTGTAGTTGTAGCGCACCACAGCCGAACCCTGGCGGATGCCGGTTGTCGGGTTATCGACGATATCGAACCAGCACGCGGCGCCAATCAGCCGGCCGGCAGTGACCTCCCCCTGCAACTTGGCATTGATACCGCTGGTCACATCTTTGACGTTTGCCGGCGTAAGCGGGGTGTCAACTGTAGTAAATTGCGCTTCCGCAATGGTATCCGCCAGGATCTGCGCGGAACGGGTGTACACCTCGAAGATGTACTCGTCTTTGTCCGTGGTGCGGTTGCCCCAGAAGCGGAAACCATCACGCTTAATCAGCGTGGTGATTTCGTTGGCGTTCAGCTCGTTGGCATCGGAGTCTTCCGCCTGCAACGCCCAGAACACATCTTTCGAGATACCCAGCACGTTGCTAACCGCCACGTTCGACAGCGATTTGTGCCAGCCCTGCTCGTTATCGATCTTCGCCCGGAGCCCCAGCGCATACGCCACCGCCGGGAACTCTTCGTTTTCGCCGCTCACCGGGTTATACGCGATAAAGTTAGGCCAAATCAGCATGCCCTCACGCTCGGCAAACTGCTGGCGATAGATTTTCGCCTCAGCGATCGTCTTGCAGCCGTCGCAATAGTTATAGGTAAATGCCCGCAGCTGCTTGGCAATCACCCGCAGCTGTGCGGTGACTTCCTGCGTGTCGTACATCGGCACGCCAAGAATGCGCGGCCGGTAGCCGACTTTCTGCTCGGCAGTCAGTAACGCGAACATGCCGGTGTAACTGCCGTCAGCCTGGGAGCCGCCGATAATCAGCTGGGATTGAGTCGGCACACCGTCACCGTCACCGGTGCCGGCGGCCGCCACGCGCACCACGATCACCCGGGTGCTTACCTGGTCGGAAATGGCCTTCAGGGATTTATAGAGCGAACCGGTTTTACCGGCTTTGCCGAGTACGCTGATTACCCGCGTGATCAGCACCGGCGTATCTAACGGGAAAGTGGTTGCGTCAGCATCATCCGCCACCGCGACCAGACCAATGACCGTTGAGTCAACGTCATTGATCGCGGTCTGCAGGTCGGTGTTTTCCTTGACGCGCGCACCATGGAAGAAATTGTCGGTCATACTGTACCGCCATCATGCTTGTGAGTTCGTGGTGATATTCGCCGAAAAACGCCGGCGCAACACGCGGCGGCGGTTGTCATCCGCCGGCGACAACAACGCGCTGTTTTCCCCGTCGCGCGCGCATGAAACCATCAGCGCCAAAGGGGGAGCCATGGCACTGACTACTGACGCAATCGACAAGGCCAAATCACTGCTGGGTAGCGGCACCAGCACGTTCAACGATTACCAGGCGGAGCTGTCGCGCGTGCCGGCGTTCAGCGTCATGCTTGGCGGCAAGGAACTGACCGCGCTGGATGAACGCATCTTGTCGCTGGAGATGACCGACAACCGCGGCTTTGAGGCCGACGAGCTGACGATCACCGTGGACGATACTGACGGCCAGCTGCAGCTGCCGCCGCGCGGCGCCGAGGTGTCCGCGTCGATGGGCTGGCACGGTGAAGCGCTGGTTTACAAAGGCATTTTTATCGTCGATGAAGTCGCGCACGCCGGGCCCCCTGACACACTGACGATCACCGCCAGAAGTGCCGATTTTCGCGACGAGTTCAACGTCAAGCGCGAAGTGTCTTGGCATGACGTCACCGTAGAACGGGTGGTGTCAGCGATCGCCCGGCGCTACAACCTGAAGGCCATCATCTCGCAGCAACTGATGGAGCTGGAGATCGACCACGCCGACCAGACGCAAGAAAGCGATATGTCCTTTCTGACGCGCATGGCCGAAATGCTGGGCGCCATTGCCACGGTGAAAAATGGCAGTCTGCTGTTTATCCTGCCCGGTGGTGGCGTCAGCGCCAACGGTAAGGCGCTACCCTCTTTCGCCATCACCCGCAGCAGCGGCGATCGTCACGCCTTCCGCATTGCCGATCGTGATGCCTATACCGGCGTGCGCGCGTACTGGCTCGATCTCGAATTCGGGAAAAAGAAAAAAGTCACGGTGAAGGCCCGCAAGCCGGCGAAAAAGAAAGTGCAGCGCAGCAGCAGCCGCGAGGGTGATTACATCGAGGGGGCCGACGGTAACGTCTATGTCCTGCGCAAAACCTACAATAACGAAACGGCCGCCAAACGTGCCGCGGCCGCAAAATGGCAGCAGCTAAAACGCGGCGCCGCTGAATTTACCCTTACCCTGGCCTACGGCCGCGCCGATTTATACCCGGAGCAGCACGGCACGGTATCGGGATTTAAAACGGATATTGATAATCAGGATTGGATCATCTCCAGGGCGAGCCATTCGATCGAGGGGAACGGCTTTACCACACGACTGGAGCTGGAGGCTAAAATACCTGAATGGATTGCGGAAAGTGAGAAGTGACGGCCATAATAACGGGGAGTTCAACTCCCGCCATGGGAGGCCATCATGTTTGTTTGCCCGATCTGCGGTGCTATGGCCCGCACCCGCACCAGTCGCCGTCTCAGTGAAATGACGATACGCCAATATCATCAGTGTCAGAATTTCGAATGCAGTATCACGTTCACGACGCTAAACAGCGTTGAAAAACTGGTAACAAAGCGCGGCCCGCGCGAAGAGCTGCCGCCCGACTTCATCCCGCAAGACGCCTTCCCCACGTCCCACTATGGGCGTGACCAGCTCAACCTGATACTGTAA